GGGCTAACGACTTGGACAGCGGGAGCGCCTGCGTCAGTATCTTTTAGCGTTGCTGTAACAGATGGCGCTGACACACTAGCCGCGAATGTATCGGTTGTTTCCTCAAGCGTAAGTTTCAGTTCAGCCACCACAGACGGTGCTGATTCACTTGCGGCTACTGTTTCGCCAATCGTTGCAGGCAGCGTTACAGCAACAGATGGCGCAGATGTATTAGCCAGTGCAGTTAGCCCCGTTGTGGGACTGTCTAGTGCTGTTACTGATGGAGCTGACACGCTTGCAAGTGCTGTTGCTCCAGTTATCGGGGTAACGAGCGCAACGACTGACGGGGCTGATGTACTTGCGGCGGCAGTTTCTCCTGTAAGCAGCACGGTTTCTGTATCGGTAGCCACAACGGATGGTGCAGACACTGCAAGCGGTGCAGTTGGGCCGGTAGTGGCTTTCAGCGCAACAGTGACGGATGGCGCAGACGCTCTAGCCGCACAGGTTGGGCCTGTTGTCGCGTTTAGTGCGAATACAACGGATGGCGCTGATGTACTGCTTGGCAATGTAAGTGTTTTCAGTTCATCGGTTGATTTCACTGCTGCATGGACTGATGGCTCGGATGTATTGCTCGGCAATGTGTCTGTTGTCAGCAGCTCGATTGATTTCAGCGCATCTATTGCAGAAGGCGCAGGCACGCTTACTGCAATAGTTGACGCAGGTACAAATGGCGCAGGACGCAAGAAGTACCAAGTAGAGACAAAGCGCGGAATCGTAGAGGTTGACTCGCTAGAGCAGGCGCAGTTTGTCATCCGTCAGGCAAAGACTAAATCAGAGCCTGTAAGCGCATCACTTGAAGGCATCAAGGTCAAGGTTCCTAGTCGCACAGGCATTGACTACAAGGCGATTGAGGCCCGAATGAGGGCAGAGATACAGGCAGAGCTAGACGACGAAGAAATACTACTTTTGATGTGAGGTTGATATGGCGCTACTAGGAGATTTGGACTTAAGCACACTCGTTGCAATGCGTGACAAAGCAAGAGGCACACCAGAGGACGCTAATCTGGCTCCCGCAGAGCATCAGGCATTCTCAAGGGAGTGGACGCATGACAACCCATTGCTTGCTGCGCCTTCTTTGGCAGTCGCTGCGCCTTTGTATTACATAGCTAAACAACCGCCATTCTTGTCTGCAATGCAGAAAATGGGGTTAGTAGGGCAGGACGCTACACCCGCAAGTTTCGACCAATTAGCCGCAAGTTATCGCGGAATTGGGCAAGGGTTGGGGCTATTGTCCACACCGCCCCGCAAAGCAGGAATAGGCACAGGGACATAGGCCATTGCCCTTCGCGGATCATTACGCTTGGATTGACGAAATGCCAATAAACAGAATAACTACCGTCAACACACCACCAAGTAGCCAAAGCAGCGGCAGGCCACAGCTTGTATTGTTTGTCACGCAAAGCAATCCAAACCCAATCGGCGCAGAAGTAGGTTGATACAGACATGACTAGCGAAACACCAATATCCCAATCCTGGTACTCAAAGAATAGCGCCCCGTACAGGAGCCAACCAAGTCCGATTGCGAATGTTGCTGCTTTCATAAACTAATTATGCACCCTTTACCACGTTTTTAGAATGTCTCGCAATGAGAAATGAAACAGAAGCACAGTTGCGCTCAGAAGCCTCTCGGGGGCTACACGCACAAGAGTTGATGCAGGACGAATTGCTGGTTGAGGCTTTCACCTTGATTGACAGCAGATTGACAGAAGAATGGGCGAATTCTCCCGTTAGGGACACAGAAGGACGCGAACGAATATGGTTAATGAAGAAGTTGTTAGCAAACCTAAACGAGCATATACGCGGCGTAGCGGAAACGGGCAAGCTGGCCTCGATCCAGTTGGAGCGCGAGAGGACGTTGGCGCAGAGGGTGAAGGATCAACTTCAAAGCCTGTACTGACGTGGGCTGAGTTTGACAAGCAGATGTACAAGTGGGAATGGGATAACAAAAATGCCCGTATCACGCTGATTTACTTTGATAACGAATGCCCCAATCACTATACGGGTTGCTATTCGGAATGTGATGTTGTGTATGGCAATCCAGGATACCGCTTGTCAACTGGTGAAATTGTGGAGATTAAATAATGGCTACTTTTATTGCAGGCGATACGGTAACTCTGTCTTTGGACATTGACGACACTGTAACTATCACTGGTTTGGGCACTGCGACTATCACCAATAGTAATGGTGGTAATTTTCAGACGCGCATGATGGGCAGTGCGCAGACGCTTGGCCCATACGGACAAAACACAAATATCGTTTTTGTGGCTACATCTGCTGGTACTTATTTTGTTGGTGGTGATGCGAGTAGAGCGCCACGCTGCCTAGTCATCGCACAATCCGCAATTCCCGTAATCCTCCCATCCAGTGGCACATCCAACTCCACAGGACAAATCACCCTCACCACAGCACTGCCATACAGCCCAGCATCTCTGGGTGTGGTGCAGATTTACCTCCCCGCTGGTGTGGTTACGTCAGGCACACAAGGCTCTGGCGCTGGTCTGTACTCAGCCATCTTTTCTAGTACAACTGTCTGCCAGTTGACTGGTACAGTTGTCACGGGTAATGCTGCTTATACGCAGGTTGTTACTCAGGCAACGCTGGCTACTGTGCAGGTGGCGGGTGGGCTGATGGGGTCGAATGGGGCATTGCGTCCCTACTTTCGCTATACGCATCTAAACAATGCGAACTCAAAGACCTGTACGTTGTTTCACGCAAACCAAGCAGTCACGACTTCGATATTGACCACCTCTCCTGGTGGTTCGTTGCAAGGAGACATCCACAACCGTGGGACGCAACAAGCGCAGATTACCGGAACCAGCTTTGGTGCTGCAACAGGCGTTGGGACAACATACCGCACAAACGACACCTCCATCACCCAGCCCATCACCTTCACAGGACAACTTGCAGTCGATACAGACTACATCATCCTTGAGGGTTACACGGTTGAAGTGTTGCCTGGGTAATTTTTAACGGCTAGTCACTTAGCTTTTCGCGTCCGCAGAGATTGCGCCGCACACCTACCTTAGTGACGAGGGGTAGGAGTTTGATTGGAATTAAATGTCTGACACTCCTTCATCGGAATCTGACGCAGTAGCAGGGTTTGAGGCTGCACTGGGTAAATCGTTTGGTGAGGCTCCACCTCCCACTGAGAGTAAAGCACCTCCCACAGAGCTAGACGTTCCTGAAGAACTGGAACTGAAAGAGCCAAAGGAAGAAACTCCTGAGGAAGAAGAAAAGCCAGAGGCTAAGACTTACAAGGTCAAGGTTGACGGTAGAGAGATAGAAGTCGCAGAAGACGAATTGCTCAAGGGCTATTCACGCGACCAAGACTATCGCCAAAAGACAATGGCGCTTGCTGCTGAACGTAAGCAAGTGCAAGAGGTTGCTCAACAGGTAATGTCTGAGCGCCAACAATATCAAGCCCAACTGAATCAGCTAACCGCTGCATTGGGCGATCAATTACAGCAGGCTCCCAATTGGGAGGAACTGCTGAATAACGATCCTGTCGAGTACCTTAAACAGCAGCATCTCTATCAACAGAGACAAGCAGCTTTTCAGAATGCCCGACAAGAGCAAGCGCGTTTCGCGCAACAAACGCAAGAGCAGCAGGCCCAAGCTAAACAGGAAAAACTCGCATACGAAGCAGAGCAATTAATTGCCAACCTGCCCGCATGGAAAGACCCCGTTAAAGCCCAGGCAGAGAAAACTGCAATTGCAAAACACCTGATTGAACGCGGGTTTTCTCCCGAGATGGTTTCTTCATTGGACGACCACAAACAAGTGGTACTCGCCCGTGAAGCAATGCTGTACCGGCAGATGATGGCAAAAGCTAAAGAGACAACGAAAGCTGTCGAAAAGCTCCCTCCCCGCATGGAAAAGCCAGGTGTCTCACGCCCAACAGACGGACGCACCAACGATATGCAAGCCCTTCGCAAGAGTGGCAAAGCAGAAGACGCTGCGGCCTTATTCGCAAAAATGTTTTAAGGAGTCACTACCATGACTATGTTTTCCAACGCTCAGACCACGTTTACCTATAACGCACTGGTCAATGCAGAAGATGTTTCCGACGTAATCGCAAACATTGCCCCGACTAAATAATTGGTCCGTTGCTGTATAATGAGGCTGTCTCCAATGTTGGAATACAGCCATGCCAATCGACAAGATATGTAAGGAATGCAGTAAACAATTTAGCGTGATACCTGCTAGGAAAGATGCGAAGTTTTGTAGTCGGGCCTGCCAAAGTAAGGCTCAGACAAAATTAAGCGGAGCAAATCATCCTAGATGGCAGGGCGGCGAACGATCAAAGGTTTGCGGCTACTGTGAGACAGTGTTTCATTGGGATAAGCACCCACTCAGCACATGGAAGAAGCAGAAGTTCTGCTGTAAAGATTGTGCAGATAAAGGTGGACTTAGATATGAAGGCGAAAACCATCCGAACTGGAAACCAGAGACTAGGCGCAAACAAAGGCGCGGCAAGCATGGTTCTTGGGCAGATAAGGTGATTAGCCGAGACAATGGAACGTGTCAGGTTTGTGGTTCTAAAGAGCAGTTACAAGCTCACCACATTAAATCGTACGCTGACCATCCCGACATACGTTGGGATGTGGAGAATGGGTTAACTGTTTGCTTTACGTGCCACTTGAAGATTCATAGTGCAGCAAATGAAAATTCCGTGAATTCGGGGGAAGCCCTACCAGATACCGAGAAGTCTGGGGGTAATCCCGAGCCAAGCTCGGAGCGAAAGCTCCTTGAAGGTGTAACGACTAGAGGACGAGCCTACCGGCGATATGAAGGACATTGCGATTGGTGCAAAACCTTCATAAGCAAGCCTTGGAGCGATGTGCAAGGAAAAGCACATTTATTTTGCTCTAAGTCTTGCTCTGGAAAGTACAACGCTGCCCATAGAACATATAGGCAGTGGAAGAATCCAGAGTCGCCAACGGCAGTAATTGCCTCCAAGAGCGCGGGACGCGAAAGCGATGATATAGTCTGAACACTGACCGAAGAAGGCAGTGAAGGTGAGGATAAAGAGCCACACCGATAACATATTTGGATACCCCTTTTCTCTCTGCCCTTAAGAAAAATAAGGCCAGCAGCACTAAGCACGAATTCATCACTGATGACCTGACTGCTGCTGCTAACAACGCACAGCTTGAAGGCGATACCTTCGGCGCTGGCACACGTCCTACTCCCGTTCGTTTGTGGAACCGTACCCAAATCAGTTCCAAGGTTGTTGCAGTTTCTCGTACCCAACAGGCTTCTAACCCTTACGGCATGAAAAATATGCTGGCCTATCAAATGGCTAACGTGTCTAAAGAGTTGAAGCGTGATATGGAAACTGCTCTGACGCAGAACACCACCACCAACGCTGGTAACGCGACAACTGCGCGTCAAACCCGCGGTTTGGAAGGCTGGGTTCTTACTAACGTCGATGCCCACACCGGCTACGTTACTGGTTCGTACCTGACTGACCCAGGCACTGCTCCTACTGACGGTACTCAACGCGCCTTCACTGAGGCTCTGTTGAAGACTGCTCTGCAATCTGCGTATAGCCAAGGTGGAAATCCTGAGTTGATTATGGTTTCGCCTGCTGCAAAGCAGACGTTCTCCACCTTCACAGGTAACAGCACCCGTTTCAAAGACGCTGACCAGACTCTGAATGCTGCTATCAGCGTTTATGTGTCCGACTTTGGCACTTTGAAGGTGGTTCCTAACCGCTTCCAACGCGCTCGTTCTGTGTTCGTTCTGGATATGGATTACTGGGCACTGGCTGAGTTGACTGCTCCCTCTATGCAAGACCTGCCTTCCACCTTTGACGGTGTTGGCAAGGCTCTGGTTACCGAGTACACCTTGGAAGCCAAGCAAGAGAAAGCATCAGCGATGGTTCGTGACATCATCTAATAGCTGATTCAAGCACCACTTGATAAATGGCGATGGGGTGAAAGGCCCCAACCCTTTACCGCGTTCATAAAATACGCCTGTAAATGTCTTAACGCAGTGATGCGCTGGAGTATCAAATGGATGAATTCATCACGGTTGCCGTAACTGGCGCCCAAATTGCGACCACAGCCACATCTGCTGGCACAACTATTCCCCTCGCCTCTGATGGCACAGTACCTCGTTTTATCCGTGTAGCTGCAACTGCCCCAGCGAGTGTCCGTATTGGGGTTGGCGCACAAACTGCCGTAGTAACCGATTTGCAAGTGCAGCCAGGTGACGCGGTAACTATGTCCACCAACGGGCGTACGCACATTGCCGCCATTCAGGTTACAGCAGCAGGAATTGTCCAGATTTCTCCGTTGGAGAACAACTAATGTCAGGGGTGCAAACCCGCTTTCTTGAGGGTGCAGATCACACCTATCAGATTCTTCGCACTCAAGACGTCACCCCCATTGTTGACTACACAAAGGGCATGAATGCCGCTGGCTTGGGTAACGGCAAGGACATGAAGCACGCTGCTGAGATACCTATGGTGGTGGTAGAAAACTACATGGCCCGTACAGGTATCACCTTTGAGGAATTCTGCAACTCGCAGGAGCATGTTAAAGCTATCGTTAACGATCCGGCGCTGCAAGCCTTCCGCGTTTGGGAGGGAAGGGTTTAATGGCCCTCGCCAACTATGCCGACCTGCAAGCCTCTGTTGCGGCATGGGCGCACCGCACAGACTTAGTTGCAATCATTCCTGACTTTGTGACTATGGCAGAGGCTCGGATTAGCCGTGACCTGCGTATTCGCAAGCAAATCACTAGCTCCACTCTGGTGACAGTGGCAAACACCCAATCTGTGGCACTCCCTACGGATTGGCTAGAGTTTGAAAACGTATCTGTTGCGACTAGCCCCAGTGTGCAGCTTACTTATGTTCCTGTTGAGCATATAGACGCTAATTTCAGCAGCTCCTACACAGACACGCCTTCGTGCTTCACGATTGAAGGCGACAACATCCTCTTTGCTCCTACTCCTGATGCTGCTTACAACATCACGGCGATTTATTACGCACGGTTTCCTTCGCTGATTACCAACTCAACCAACTGGTTGATGACGAATCACCCGAATATCTACCTGTTTGCGTGTTTGATAGAGGTGTACTCCTACCTACGAAATGCTGATGCTGCACAGTTGTACCTGCAACGCTACCAAAGCGAATTGGCACAACTGCAAAACGTCGATGACCGCGCAACCCATAGCGGCTCTGCCCTGCGGGTGAAGGTTGTCTAATGGACAAACTCATAGGATTTGCGCCTGACGCAGATTCGACCACTCCAGGCGTACTAACGTCCGTCACCAACCTAATCCCTTACGAACAGGGAATGAAGGGCGCTCCTACGGGTTCCACACCTTCTGGTGTACCTGCATTGGCTGCGGAATGCCGTGGCGCTGCTGTTGTCACCAAGTTGGACGATACCCGCCGTATATTCGCTGGTACGACAACCAAACTCTACGAATTGCTTGCAGGCGCATGGACTGACGTTTCAAGCGGCTCATATACAGGCGGTGCGGATACCCGCTGGAGCATTGCCCAGTTCGGCAACTCCACCCTAGCATCTAACCTGAACGACACGATTCAGCGCAGTTCTGGCTTGTCTTTCTCAGCGATTGCAGGAGCGCCAAAGGCGAAGATTATCTTCTCCGTTGGTACGCAAATCATGGCGCTCAACACCAATGACGGGACAACAAAGCCTGACGGGTGGCACTGCTGCGCTACCTACGACGAGACAAGCTGGACACCCTCAATCGCTACCTTATGCGCTTCTGGACGGGTTGTGTCACAGCCAGGCTCGTTTACTGCTGGTGGACGCTTGGGTGAGTACGCCATTGGCTACAAAGAAAAGTCTATTTTTATCGGACAGTTTGTAGGCGCTCCGTCCGTATGGGATTGGGCGCAGGTTCCAGGCGGTGACGCTGGCTGTATCGGGCAAGACGCTTGGGCAGACATTGGTGGCGCTCACTTCATTGTCGGCTTGGACAACTTCTGGCTATTTGATGGCTCCCGTCCCGTACCTGTTGGCGATGATTTACTACGTCAATGGTTCTACAACAACTCAAGCCCCAACTACCGCTATAAAACGCAGTGCGTGTGCGACAGGCAGAACAATGTAGTGTGGGTGTTTTACTGCTCAACCACCTCTAGCGTTCCTGATAAAGCCTTGGTTTTTCACATGAAGTCTAAGCTGTGGGGCGCAGTGGATATATCGGTAGAGGCAACGCTGAATTACGTTTCCAGCGGTACGACTATCGACGGAATAGCCGCACTGTCCGCAACCATTGACGGACTAGCTTCTTTCTCATTCGACTCTCAGTATTGGCTAGTCGGTGGGCGCTCCCTTGCAGCTTTCAACAACTCGCACCAACTCCAATCCATCACCGGCCCAAGTGCTACGTCAGGAATGACAACGGGTGATGCAGGGGATGACGACAGAGTGACGCTTGCCACGCAGATACGCCTTCGCTTTGCACCTGGATACAAACCACTGTCAGCCAATGTCCAAACCTACACCCGCATGGAGTTAGGTGGATCGGTGGTTTCTGCTTCAACTTCCACCATGAGTGACGGGAAGTTTGACATTATGGATTCAGGCCGGTGGCACAGAGCCTCTTTCACCTTCACAGGCGATCACAGGATTATGGGTATCGACGCAAAGCTGATACCAGAGGGGAATGTTTAAACATGAAGTTAAACAAAACCCCTAGAAAGCCCGTAGACGCGGATACCGACCTTTGGTACAGGCAAGTCGCCCAACAGGTAAACGCGCTGTCAGAGGGGCTAATTTCAGCTTCCTACACGGCTTCCACAACAGTCCCTACTTCTGGCACTTGGACGCAGGGTGACTTTGTGAAAAACGCGACTCCCGTAGAGGCAGGTACTGCTGCTTCAAAGTATGTGGTGGCGGGGTGGATTTGCGTTGCAAGCGGTACGCCTGGTACATGGGTGCAGGCGCGTTTCTTGACGGGGAATTGATATGGCGAGATTACAAGAGCTATTGCAATCAATGTCCAACAGCGCGGCATCTAACGTGTCTGCGCCTGTTGACGGTAGTGGTGGGCTGCTCAAATGAATCTAATCCCCGTACCCGCCACTCATATCGACGCAGCCTACAAGCGTGGAGCCTCTTGCTTATCTGAGGCTTGCAATACATCAGGCGGTGAAATTGAAGGCCCACAGCTAAAGATGATGCTCTCAAGAGGGGAGCGCACTTTACTGGAAATGAATAATGGTGAAACTGTTGGATGGGGCGTGGTTCGTGTGGATCAACTCCCGAATATGCGCGTGTTATTTATCACCGATTTAGTGGCGCACAACGGTGGATTTGAAATGTTCTTTGAAGCTATCAAACAACTCGCAAGAGACTTGGGTTGCTCAAAGGTTCGCTGCGCTGCAAAGGATGCACAAGCGCGGCTGTATCGCATGAAGGCGGGATTTAAACCCGTGTATCAAATACTGGAGGTGGAATCATGAGCGGCGGCGGCGGTGGGCAAACCACAACAAACAGCGTAGACCCGCGCTTTAACGGGATTATTGACCTAGCTACGCAAGCGGCTGGCAAAGTCAATCAGGCAGGCTTCACACCCTACACCGACCAGCGTTATGCCGACATGAACGGCACGCAGCAGGCCGGTATTGGGATGATTCAGGACAGGGCGCTAAACGGCGACCCTACGATGAATCAAGCCAACTCCACCTTGCAGCAGACGCTCAAAGGTGGACAGACAAACCCCTACCTTGATGCAATGGTGAACAAGGCACAGACTGGTGTAATGGCGAACATGGGCGCACTCCAAGCCCGTTCAGGTTCCTTTGGTAACTCTGGCATTGCACAGACAGGCGCACAGCAGATGGGCGACATAGCCACTCAGATGTACGGCAACGCCTACAACACCGACAGAGCAAACCAAATGTCTGCGCTGCAACTTGCACCAACGTACGGCAATCAGACGTACAACGATGCCTCTCAATTGATGAAGGCCGGTGGACAGATGCAGGATCAGGCGCAGCAAGGCAAGGACTTTGCTTACAACCAGTTCCAAGAGAAGCAAAACACGCCCTACAAGCAAATGTCTGCCTATACGGGGCTACTCGGTTCTTCTGGCTCTACTTCTACGCAATCATCCAGTGGAGGCGGCAAATGAGCCTCTTTGGTTGGATTGCAAAGAACCCGCTTGAAGCGGCTGCGCTAGGTACGGCTGCATATTTCACTGGCGGCGCTGCTTTGGGTGCTATGGGTGGCGCGGGTGCTGCCGGTGCAACTGGTGCTGCTGCTACTGGTGCAGGTACTTCCCTCACAGCGGCTAACTTTGGCACGGCTGCTGGATTGGGTGGAACTGGTGCTGCAACTATTGCGCCAACTGCTGAAGCGGGTGGGCTTCTCGGGACAATGAAAGGTGCAGCTGCTGGAATAAAGCCCGTAGGTGAAGCATTAGCCTCTGCGCAAGCCGTGAAGGGACTTTTGGGAAGCGACCAACCAGCGGCATACCGACCACCTGACGCTGGTGGAAATGGCTCTCAAACACTCGCGCAGTTGTACCAGCAAGGCACACAAATGTCTCCTGAAGATCAGGCACTCATGCAACAACGCTTGCAACGCAAATCTATGTGGGGTTAATCATGGCGGGATTACTAGAAGACTTTGGCTCATTCATCAAGACACCTGAAGGGCAGGGCTTACTCTCTGCCGCCTTCGGTGGACTCGCAGGCGCTCAACGTGGCGCACCACTCAACAGCATCGGACGCGCAGGAATGGCTGGTGTGATGGGCTACGGCAATGCCATTGACAGGCAGACGCAGCAGGCAGAGGCTGCACAGATGCAGGCTTACCGCAAAGCGCAGATGGATAACTACCAAGCGCAGGCAGACGAACGCAAAGCCAATTTAGAGGCCGCAAAGAATAGGCAATCCGTGCTTGGGAAACTGTACGACCCTGGAACACAAGGTGCTGCACCTTTGAATTTCGATTCAATGTTACCGCCTGAGTTGCGTACGGGTATTGCTCCTGTTGCTGGTTTCGCACCGCGTCCAGCAGGCATAAACAAAAGCATGATCCCGCAGGCTTTGCAGGTAGGAATAACAGCGAAAGACATGGGTGAAGTCAGTTCTTTGGCTAACCTTGGAATGCCGGAAATTGACCAGTGGAAAGAGATAGAAGGCCCTAACGGGGCAAAGATTCTTCAGGGCTATGACAAGCGCGGCAATCCTGTTGGAACAGGTGTTAGCGGCTATGTCGCTCCTGTATCTGTGAATCAAGGCGACAGGCAGACATTTGTGAAGCCTTCCGCTGGCTTGTCTTTGCCTATGAATATGTCGTTTGCTGACAAGAATGCAGCTTCGCGTCTTACATGGGAAAAGACAAAGGCTGAAGTAGATCAGGATGCGGTTATAGATCCGTTAGCAGTAAGAATGGTTGCGCAGCAGTATCTGGCTGGGGATTCTGGTGCATTGCAGAATTATGGGCGCGGTACTCAGGGCGCAAAGAATCTGAACCTCATACGTTCGGAAATTGCAAAACAGGCGAACGTGGCGGGTATGAGTGGCGCAGATATTGCGGCAAAGATGGCTGAATTTGGCGGCATTAAGGCTGGACAGCGTACCGCAGGCACTAGAAGCGCAAATATTGAAATGGCTGCAACTGAGGCGGCATCTCTTGCCCCTCTTGCTATTGAGGCATCTTCAAAAGTAACTCGCAACGGTTTCTTACCTTTCGGCAAGGTTGGAAACATATTCGACTCCAACACCAACGATCCGAGTTTGCGTCAGTTCGCTATGGCAAACAATGCTCTTGTTAACGTTTATGGGCAGGTTATGTCTCGCGGTGGTGTTGCTACCGTATCGGACAAAGAACACGCAAAAGAATTGCTATCTACTGCTTTTGACCATAAATCCTATGTTGCCGCAGTTGACCAGTTGAACAAGGAAATTGCAGCGGCGCGGACTGCTCCTAAAGCGGTTAGAGAGGAAATATCAAGTGATGTGAATGGCAGGCATACAGAGGCCACTCCATCTGACTCAAAATCACCAACTGTGAGCGATTGGTAATGGCACGAAACATCACTATCACTTTTGAAGATGGCACTAGCCATGTATATCAAAACGCGCCAGATTCCTTAACCCCTTCTGATGTTCAGGCAAGGGCAGAAAAGGATTTTGGGAAGTCTGTTTCTGAAATTAATGGTGGTAGGTCTGGTAAACCTAGAGGTTGGGCAGATGTTCCCGTAGAGGCTGCAAAGAATGTAATCCCGTCTGCTGGCAATCTTCTATCTGGAATTGCTAGTGCAGTAGTCCACCCGATAAACACAGTCTCCAGTGTCATGGATATTGCGGCTGGTGGATTGCGCCATGCGCTGCCTGATTCTGCTGTTAAGGCACTGGATTACTTCAACACGCCTTCAATGCAGGCTGATGCTGATAAAGCCTCTGCAACTGCAAGCGCAGTAGGTAAGTTCTACAAAGACAGATATGGCGGCATGGATAACCTGCGGGATACACTCGCAACCGATCCAGTTGGCGCTGCTGCTGACGCGGCAACTGTTCTGTCTGGTGGTGCTGGGTTGGCTAAGTTGGGGGCAAAGGTTCCTATGCTGGCATCCAAGGCTCCGGCAGTCGCGCAGGCGTTGGATTCTGCTTCACAAGCAATTAATCCGCTTCGTCCATTGGTGAACATTGCAAGTTCTGGCTATCAGAAAGCCATACCTGTTTTCAAGACTAACCCTGGCAACCTGCTTGCTAATGCTATTGGTGCTACTCCACAGGAGGCGAAAGCAATTGCTGCGGCTGCGATGGCTGCGCCTAAGTCTATTGTTAACGGCTCTGATTTAACACTTGCACAAGCATTGCAGCATCAAGGCGCAAAGAATTCTGCTGTGAGTTTGTTGGAGCGTACTGCAAGCGGCGGCCCTGGTGGTAACGCTCTGCTTAACAGGTATGCAAATCAATCTGATGCAAGGTTGGCGGCATTTGCAAATCAAGGTGCAGAGATGAACCCGCAACTGGTAGGCGATGTTGCGGAAAACATTGGCAACAGAATTGGCTCCATTATTCGCACTCAAGCAGCAGACGACCAGCTTGCAGCTAAACACGCTTGGGTTGGGGCCAATGGCAATGGTGGTGTCTATGGGCAGGCACTGACAGATAACGTGCGCCTGAAGTTGCCGCTTGATGCTATGGAAAACGCCATGTCTCCTTTGGGGCGCGGCTCTGTTCTTCCGGCTAAAGACGCGCGTAGTGTTTTACAGACTGCTAACGAAATTGGCACGATGAAACTGCCGCCTATTGAACCAATGAAGGCGGGTAAGGCGATTAACTCGCAGTCGCTTGAACAAGCTGTGCGCTCTGAGGGTGGCATTCGTGGCGGCGCTGGCGAGATTCGTGATTTGGGAATTAAGCAATCGGGAACTACTGGCCTTGTGAATAACAAGTCTGGAAAGTCTGCTGACTTGCTGGCTCAGACTATGTTTGAGCGCGGATTCCTTCCTGATGCCGATCCTGCTACGTTGTTTGATGCACTGCGTAATGGCGGTGGGCGCAAGTTGTTTGCTAATGACGCTGTTGAAAACAATGGTTTCCAGCGAATGAGCGAAGCCAATATGGGAGACTTGCCAGAAGCTACGCGCATACCTGTATCTGTTCCATTCGCTGAATATCAGCGCCTTCGTCGTGATTCTGGCTCTCTTGCTGCAAAGGTTGGAGAGAGGGCAGGGGGGGAGACTGAAGCAGGTGTATTGAATAGGTTTCAAGGCCTATTGGCAGAAACAGCAGATCAGGCTGTTGATGCTGGCTTGAATGGTTCGGGACTGCTTGGTGAAAATATGTCGCCTGAGTTCCTGCGCCAGTACAACTCAGCAAGGGCGCTCACTAAACAGAACGCAGACCTATATAAAGGTGGAAACAATGTATCTCAGATACTTCGCAAACCATCAGGCCAGAACTATGCTCTAAGCGGTAACGAAATAACAAGCAAGCTGTGGCATGGTGGGGAAGGTTTGGCGGGTGATGTGCAGTCATTCAAGAACGTACTAAACGCTAACAACTTCAACCCTGCGGTTTCTGCACTTCAAAAGCACGTTCTAACGGATGCGGCTAGTCGCACAAAAGCATCGGGTTCATTCGGTTCTGCACTGCCTAACTATGTAGAAAGTCGTATGCCTGGAATGCGGGAACTGTTAACTCCAGACCAATTGGACACAGTGACAAGTGTTTCCAAAGACATACGCAATGCGGAAGCTGCTGCTAATGTTGAGGGGCTGCGTGGTTCCGATACTCAGGCAAAAATTACTCGCGCTTTAGATGCGGGAATGCTTGAAGGGCCTCTTGCTAAGACTTTTGCTAAATATTCCACATTCCACGGAGTAGGCGGCGAGATGGTTAGAAGCAAACTCGCGCAGATGGTTATGGAGAACAAAGGCAAAGTAATCGCCGATTTACTTGCCAATCCAAAAGCGGCAGCGCAGGCTTTGCATGATGCTGATTTTGTACAGCAAATTGATACACAGACATTTAGAAAACTATCTGCAACTGCAAAACTTGCTCCTGTTTTGGCAGAGAGGGCCACAGAGCCAACAAGACGGTAATCCATTACCAAGTTTTTACAATCACACCTAAACGTCGAGATGACGCTGGAGGCTTACCTTGCCAATACCGACCGTAATTACAGATTTGTCGCAAACAGCGGCAAGCAACTACCCATCTGGCAGTGACTCTCCTGCCACGCTAGACGATACCCAACGCGCACACGGCAGCTTCATTGCCCAACTGCGCGACGGTAAGGGCTTCACCAACCCCGTAGTCATGGCATCTGCCACTACGACAGACATTGGTGGGCAGAACAGCCAGTTCGTTGAAATCAGCGGAACTACGACTATCACCAGCCTTGGGACTACCTACAACGGGCCACGGTTCCTGCGCTTTCAGGGAATTCTTACCCTGACGCACAACAGCACTACGCTGAACATTCCAGGCTCTGCGAACGTAACGACTGCTGCGGGTGATGTGTGCATTGCTGTGCCAAATCAGGCTCAAAACGGCTGGAACATTTCAAATTATTCAAAGGCATCAGGGACTCCACTTGGCGCAGCCGCCTCTGGAGCCAACACCGACATTTCGGCACTTAACTTTGCCGGTGGCGTAACGACTGCCACTCAAGCAGCTACAGATAGCACCACAAAGGTAGCCACCACTGCATTTGTTCAAGGAGAGTTAACCAGCCAATCTGTGAAACTCACTGGCAACCAAACAATTGCTGGTGTAAAGACGTTCAGTTCTATGCCTGTTGTTCCTACACAAAGCATGATTCGGCTGAATACTGCAAACGGCTACGGCAGCACAAACACTAATATCCGTCGTTTCACGACAACCGTAGTCAGCCAAGGCACAGATATAACCTACGCGGACAGTGCAACGCTTGGCGCATCTTTCACGATTAATGCAAACGGTGTCTATTCCATTACTTTTCAAGACAATTTCAACACGGCGAATTCTGAGTATGGGGTTTCACTCAACACCGCATCGCCAACAACTGGAATCACTGCCCAACCAGCCACTGCACGATTGGTTGCGTCTCAATCTTATGCAGTCAATGCGACGGTAAATTGTTCAGTAACTGTATTTTTGTCCGCTGGAGATGTGATTCGCGCACATACAGGAGCAAATGTCAGCGGGGTGGCCTCTGCTGCCCAATTCTCAATTACAAGGGTGGGATGACCATGTTGTACTTTAAAGACTCCGGCGATGGCTATTACGAGTTTGCTGACGATGCACCCCCAGAGTGGTATGCGCACTTAGCGCCAACATCTCAACAGCTACCCACTCCACTGGAGGCAAATGCGGTACGCCTAGCCAAAATCGACGCTGAGATTCTTGCGATTGAGGCAAAGGCTATCCGTCCCATGCGCGATGCTCTGGCGGCACTTGCAGCGGGCACACAGCCTGACCCTGCGGACACCTTGAAGATTCAGGAATTAACCGATGCAATTAAAGCGTTGAGGGCTGAGAGGGCAGGGCTGTGATTGACTTCCTCATTCGCCTGCTGCCACTGATCGGGCCAGCCTTGCGCTACGCAGACAACCCACAGCGCAGCTATTGGAATCTGCCACTGCTGACCTACACAGTGTTTGTGTGGCTGTGCGACATGGCGATTGCGCACATGTACTTCCACCCGCTTAAGAACGAGTGGACAGTTTCACAAACGCTTGAGCGCACTGCAAAGACTTCGCCCCAAGCAATGTTTCTCGCGCTATCAATTAACCGAATTGCCCCTAACCACATCAAAAACGTATGACCACCCAATCAGACGACAACAACTGGCACCTCGACAAGAAGGTTCCTATCTCTCTAATCGTTGCTGTTCTCGCTCAGGCTGGGATGGGTATATGGGCCATTGCCGACATCAAAAAAGACGTTGAAGTCCTAAAAATGCAAGTCCTAACCCAGCACGATAGGGACGAGCGGCAGGACAAATCAGCGGCAGAGATATTCCTTCAACTGCGCTCACAACTGGAGCGCATGGATGCCAAGCTAGATCGTTTGGTAGAGAAAAAATGACTGCCGCTGACTTCCTTGAGTTTGCCTTTAGCCCAATGGGTGTGATTGGGTTGGTGATTGTCGTCAGCGTTTTCTATACGACATGGAGGGATTTGTAATGGACTTATCAGAAGCTGGGTTGAATTTAATCAAGAGCTTTGAAGGCTGCAAGCTCACAGCCTACCGTGACTCCATCGGCATACCAACCATTGGCTACGGGCACATCGAAGGTGTGACGATGGACGATGTGATAACGCAAGAGCAGGCCGACCAGTTTCTGCGGGATGACTTGGAAAGCAAAGTGAACGG